ACACTTTTCTAAATCCATCAAATAGGTTAGTAAAGTTGTCTATTGGTTGTAGTTGTCCAAATGTCCATCCATTAAATTCATCTGAATGAATATCTTTTACAGTTAGTCTAAATTCAGAGAAGGTTTTAGTTATGTCTGTTGGAATACCAGTTGTTCCACCAATAGGAACAGTTAATATCTCTCCATTACCAAATCCATATCCCTCTCTTTTAATTTCAAAATCAACTATACTTGATCCTTGTCCAACTATGATGTTAGCTGAAGCACTTTGCCCAGCTCCAGTAGGAGATGTTGAGGAATATACTAAAGGAATATTACTATAACTTAGTGGTGGATCTATAACGACCTCAGGTGGATCATATCTCTTAATAGTTACAACAGGTGCTGGAGTAGTTGTTCCTATACCTACACCAGATGGGAAGATAGAAGAACCAAGAGTTATATTGCCATTACCAACACTTGTGACTGATACATTAGTAATAATTCCTATTTGTGTGGAAGGAGATCCTAATGTTGTTTGAGCAATAGAAACAAAAGCACCAGGATTTATTCCCTCTGTAGTAGCAACAGATACAATGGTTGTTCCTGCAACTGCTACAGCATTCATAGTAGTGAGTCTATCATGAACAAAGTCAGTGTAACCAGTTCCAGTGTTTGTAATATTAATACTTACAATATGTCCTCTATTTCCTAGAGTGGTAGCAATTCCAACTACAGCAGTTCCAACTTTAAGATAACTTGCAATACCAACTCCATAAGTTTGAACACCTACATTGACTGTAGTTTGAACTCCAACTCTATATCCAGATCCACTATTACCTATGCTAACAGCAGTGATTGAACCAGCAGCAGAAACTGTAGCAGTTCCACCAGCAGCAACTAGAGGTTGATATGCAAAACCACCCACTGAACCAACAGATAAAATCTTACCACCAGATGGATAATTACTTCTATTTGCATTCTCACCCAATACTACATCAGTTGGTCTACGATATTCTGCAAGAGCATCTGCTTCACCAGTGAATGTTATTGTAGTTGCAGCACCAACTTGATTAAAGTCATAATTACCTTGCTCTAGAGATGATGGTTGTTGGAATGCATCATTAACTAATACACAACCATTATTAGTTGCAAATCCAATAGCATTAGTCTTAGAATCTCCAAATCCAGTTGTTAGAGTAAATGCACTTTGAATACCTGTAAACTCATGAGAGATATCATTAAACACCATATTGTTGGTGTATGTTTCTAAAGTAGAGTTCTGTCTAGCAGTTCTAGTAAATATTCTTCCATGGAAGGTTGAATGAGTTACAATACCAGCAAATGATCTTGAGTCTGGATCAGTTGTTGTGCTGAGTGGTGTATTACCTGCAGGTGCTTCAGCAAAATGTAATGTATTTTTATTAATATTGTAATTACCAACCAACTTAGTAACCACAGAACCAGCAGAGTGAGCAGCAAGACCTGTTCCTAACTGTGCTCTTAATAATTTTAAGAAATTACCACCTACTCCAACATCAAGGACTTTACATATTTCCTCGTCAATTCTCACCAGATCTGCTGCGGCGAACGACGTTATTCCAGTTACTTCTGTATTTTGAGCAAACACTATATCATTACTCAAAGCAGTTGTGACAGCAGTACCAGCTAGTGGTGATTGTATTACATTATCAATAGATATAATTGCCTTAGAGTTTTCATTAGTAGCAGTAATATGATGGGATGTACCAATACCAACTGAAGTAATTGTGAATACCTCAGGGTTTTTCTTCAATGCTTTTTCTGCTGACTCAGCAAATCTTAATCCATCATCACCAAATTTAACAACATATAATTCTTGTGGTAATTTATCAGTAGTACCAATACCTGCAACTACTGTTTCTTCAATACCAATAGCATTAATACTACCTGCACCTTGGAAACTGTAATTAACTTTTTCACCTGTAACAAAGAAATGATCTGGAATTTGAATTGTATTTCTTGCTATGTTTACACCATTTCCTCCAGTTCCTTCATCTTTATTGCCAAAGAACTGTTTTCTGAATATAGGAGCTTCATTATGCTTTAAATCAAATGCAGTTTGAAGATCTAACTTAGTTCCTACATATCTACCTCTATTACTGAGAACTTCAACATTTTCAAGTGGTAAACTTGCAGCAACTTCAACATTATCAAATATTTGTAATTCTAATCCAAATACTATTGCATTGGCTGGAGTGTCTGAGAAGTATGTTAAATTAATTGAGTTTCCGCCAACAGAACTCACACCTACTGTTCCTAATGATGGAGTATTAACACTAACCTTTCCATAATCAACAACTGCTTGATTATTCTCAGAATTAATTAAAGCAGCTTCAAAAGTCTCATACATTCCATTTGCACCACCTGTTCCTTCTATAGCAACAAAATAATATGCTGCAGTTGGTCTAAAGTTAAAACCAGATCCATCACTACCATAGGTTGCAATTGGAGTAGTGACACCAGCAGCAACTGCTCTCTTATCTGATATAAGTCTAACTGTATCTAAAGTACAAGATCCAATACCTGTTGTAGCATTAGTTGCTAAGTATATTGAAGAAGCATTTGCAGTTAGAGCAACTCCAACACTTGGTATAAATTCAAGATTTACATTACCACCAGATAAAGTAGCATTATATGTACCAAATCCTGCAAGATTTTCACCTGTTTTATTCCTAATTTCACCATATTCTATTGCATTTACTTTAGTTCCATCATGAATCACAGTAACTTCACTACCAAATAACTCTTGATTTGGAGCTTCAAGTTGAATCATAAAATGACCTGATCTATATGCTACAGGCATTTTTGCTATGGTAGTAGTTGCACCAATACCACCACTAACATCATAAGGTATATCTACATGTGTAGATGCAAATGAAACCATATCACCTAATGCTGTGCTTGCTACACCTACAATGTTATCTTTTACACTTATAGAAGCATTGGTTACATCATATAAATTAAATTCATTTCTAATAGGAACAAAAGTTAGATCCCATCCTGTAGTTGTAGGAATATAATCAAATGTTCCTAATTCTGGGAATGTTTCTAAAACTGCATACTCATTAATAAATGCTATATCAGAATGCTGCATTAAAGACACAATTGAAAATTGTCTTTCATCACTAAATGTTTGATCTTTTACTAATGTGAATACTTTATTAAAGGTATCATTTTTAGTAAATTCACCAACTCTAGAGAACTTAGTAGTTCTTTCATTATTATCAAATCCTGCACTAAAGTCATCAATATCAATTGCTCTGTTTCCTATTGATTGGAAGTAATCGGTTATAGGTCTATTTGCAAATAATACATCTCTTGATACTAATTCACCATTCACATTAACTGCTATTTCACTAACATTATCAAAGTCAGGATAAACATGAACTTCAGCAGTACTTTGTATTTCAGCAATTGCTTCAAAGTTTGCTGGTTCAGTTCTAGTAATAACAGCATCAGGATCTTTGCTTTCTATGTCTAAATCACTAAATCTATCAAAACCTGCTACATGAGTTAATGATTTTACTGTATCACCCCAAGTATCAATAGGAACTAATGATCTCAAAGCATATGAGAATCTCTGATAATAACCATTATCAGGTAGTCTCTGGAAACTATTATTAAGCATTCCAGAATCAGACTGGAATCCATGATTTACAGTAGATCCAGCACCAGTTGTGATCTCAGCTGGGAAACTTAAGTTATTTGTAATATACGCAGATATTAGTGAACTTTGTCCTTTAATTTTAGAACCAACATCAAATTCTTGTTCAGCAAAAATTGTTAATTGATTACTTTCAGGTTTCCATCTTGCAATTTGACCTTTAGCACCCACTTCATCTATGACTTCTTCACCATTGAAGAATTGATTTTGTTTTAAGTATGTTTTAAATCTAGGAAAATGACTCTCTAATACAACTCTAGCAGCAGATTCTGCTGGAACCATTTTTCCTGGTGTTTTACCTAAACCTATTTCTTCTTCTGGTAATACAAACTCCATAAATGCATTAGCACCACCTATTTGACCACTAGATGCAGTGATAGTCCATAATTTATATCCATATTCTTTTGAATTATATCCTCTACCAGTGCTACCCAATCCAACACTAACATTCTCAAGTAAAAACTTCTCTCCAACAGCAAATCCACCTACTTCAAAGTCTTCTGCTTTACTAAATGTTCTATCAAAGAATAATCTAACTGTATTAGGTAAACCTGTTGATGTACCTGCTCCAGTACGACTATATGATAGATCTCTAATACCAATTCCATTTGGATTACCAACAGGAACTATTCTAGGTTCTACATTATAGATTCCTTCTGTATTTTTAATTATTTTAAGTCTATCCTCACCTAATACCATTTCCAAATCAATATCACCTAAGACTTCTTTAGTGAAACCATCTATAACAACTATATCAGGAGGTGCTGGATAGTTTGTACCTTGATAAGTGACTTCAACATAATCAAGAGAACTTAATCTATCAATTTCTATAATATCAGGAAGGTTAGGAATGACCTTTAAGGTTCTATCAGAGGGATAGTCAAATCCTATATTGTTTAACTTAGTGCCAGTTATCTGACCAATAGATGATGTTTGAGCAACTAATATAGCACCACTTCCTATACCAGACCTAACTGTTGATCCAACAGAGACACCAGTGATTGTAGGTGGTTTCCTATAGTTCTGACCACCACTCTTTAATCTAAAGTCAACTACTGCACCTTGAGCAGTTTTAGATGTAGTCTCATAACTTATGTCTGCAACAGTGGGATCATATTGAGTTACATCTGGAGTAAATGGAACATCATATTTGAAACTTGTGGTTCCTACTCCAGAAATTCTATAATTGCCATCATAATATGTTGGTTGTATATTAATTTGATTAAATTGAGAAACTGTGGTATCAATTTTTATCTCATTTTTAAGAGTGGTAATTCTGT